CCAATGATGGTGCAGGTGATGACATAGGACAAATAAGAACAATTACGAGACTACTTTCTCCTGCTGACCAACTAGATGGAACCGAGGAGGGTGTTACAGGAGAAGCGTATGGTAAAGGTAATATTCCTTACTTTGTTGTAGATAGAAGATTTGACAGAACCATATCCTCTTTGAAAAAGACAACATTTAAAATTTTACCTCCAGTAGAAATTTATGGTGATGGTGCTTCTGCTGAAGCAAGAACTAAAGTAAACGACGATAAGAAGGTTTCGGAAATAACTATTCTAAACAGAGGAAGAGAATATACAACAGCAAATGTACTATTTCCTAAAGAACCCCGTGAGGGAGAGAGACCAACAGCAACAGCAATAATAGGACCAAAGGGAGGTCATGGTTCAAACCCAGTAGAAGAACTGGAGTCAACACAAATAATGCTTGTCCTTACCGTCAATAGAGATGAAGCAGGGAAACTCAGGACATCTAATCAGTTTAGACAATTTGGAATTATAAGAAACCCCCTATTGAATGATGGAACGGGTAGACTTGCGGGAACAGAATATTTTAAGAAAACTGAATTTCAAATCAGCAAACCTTTTGGTATAACTTCGGGTTATCAATACTTAGATAATGGAACATATAAAAAAGATAATTACATACTTGGTCAGGAATCCTTTGCGACTGCAAGAATCACAGGATTCCGTCCAACAAGTGGTGCAACCTCAAATGGTATTTTAGAAGTAACACAAGTTGAAGGTACTTTTAACACAGGAAACACTACCAAGAAATTAGTAAGATTTGTTTTCGGAAACTCTGGAGGAACAGTATTAACATTCGGTTCTAGGGAAAGAGGAGTTCCAGAAACTTCGACAGGAACAACAGACTTCGCTGTAGGAGAAGTGGTAACACAATTTAATGCTCCATATAGTGAAGACGATGACCTTCTTAAAATTTCAGGCAATGATGGTCTTACAGGAACAACAGCAGAAGGTATTGTGAAATCTTGGGACCCAGAGAATAAAGAACTTATTATAGAAGTTACAAAAAATTCATTCACGGACTCTTCCACCGCAGGATATGTTCGAGGGGACACAGCAGGTTATATTTGCTTCAATAATCCAAGAGATGGTAATGGTAGATTTGAAAATAAAGGTGGAGAACTTCTAAAACAGATAAGTCTTGCAAGCACTGCTGACTCTGTTTATGGTGGTGCGATTGGAGTCGTAACTTTTGGTGGACCAGATGAAGCAGGTGTACAGAACTATGGTAGAATTTTAGGGGAAAGTCTTGTCACGGATACTAACAGCAACCCTGTTTATAAAAATTACATGACTCTGCAACTCGAAAAAAATGACCCAACTACTTCCTTTAGTGGTACAGATTATTTAGAAGACCAAATAGTATATCAGGGAAATGGAAGTGATATTGTGAGTGGTAGAGTTTTAGAATGGTTTACATTTGAAGGAACAACGGGTGAGTTGCATTTGACTGAAATTAAAGCAAACTATGATTCTAGCGAAGCAGAAGGTTGGACATCTGATATGGGACTTCGAAGTTCTATCGGACCCGAGGGAAGTGGTATCGACAGTGGAGATATAAATATTAGTAGTATCTCAAATCCAGAAATTTTACACGGTTCTGGAGAAGTATTATACATACAGAATATAAGACCTGTTTCTCGCAGTATCGAACAAGATGAAGAATTTAAAGTAGTAATAGGTTTTTAATAACGGAGTAGGTTCAAAGAATGGCTAAACAAACAATATTCAATGTCAGTCCATATTATGATGATTTCGATGAAGATAAGAATTTTCTTCGTATGCTGTTTAGGCCTGGATATGCAGTCCAAGCAAGAGAACTGACACAAGCACAAACTATACTCCAAAAGCAAGTCGAAAGATTTGGAAATCATGTCTTTGAAGATGGAGCGAGAGTTCTTGGTGCAGGAATCACCACTCGTCCAATTTCCTTTATTCGTGTTGACCCCAGTTATTTGGCAGCAGATGGTGTTCGTAAACAATGCGATTTAACTAAATTAATTGGTTATGATTTGACTGGAACTGGTTCCGATGGAATTACAGCAAGAGCAAAAGTTGTACATGGAATTGGAGTAGATTCTAAGGGAACAGATGAATCTAATATTTTATTCATAGAATTTCTAGAGGGTTCTGAATTTCCACAGGGTGCTTTATTAGATTCAAGTTTTCCGGCGGAGTTGCATAAAGTAAAAACTGGAACTGCTGAATATGCAGGCATGGAAATTAACGGAGAAGCAAATTTAGTATCTGTCGATGAGGGTGTTTTCTATGTAGATGGATTTTTCGTTAGAAGTCTTAATAATTCAATCTCTCCACATGGATACACTGGACCTGACGAGTTAAACACATCGAGTAAAAGATTTTTCAAGAATCCAACATCAAGGGTTGGTTTCTCTGTTGAGAAAACTAATGTAAGTTCTGAAGAAGATGTAACTTTGTTAGACCCAGCATCTGGTTCTTATAACTTTAATGCACCAGGCGCAGATAGATATAAAATTTCTCTTGATATGGAATTTAAATCTGGACTTACAGGTTCAGAAGAAAACTTCATCGAACTTCTTAAGTATGAAGATGGTGATGTTGCATATAAACTTATCAAGACAAACTACGCAGAATTAGAAAAGACACTTGCGAGAAGAACATATGATGAATCTGGTTCTTACACAGTAACACCATTTGATATTGATATGAGAGAACATCTCATTCAAGGTGATAATCGTGGTGTCTACTCATCAACTGACGGAGGAAGTTCGGAGCAACTAGCAGTTGGTATGTTGCCAGGAAAAGCATATGTATTTGGTCATGAATATGAAACACAATCGACAGAATATTTAACTCTGAACAAAGCAAGGAAAACCACACAATATACAGGATTCACTCTTGATGCACATCATGGTAATTATTTTATCTGCACTGGTGACGATGGAGTAAATAATTATGACAATGCCGCATTCTGGTTATTCAGCAGAGGGGATATTAATAAAACTCCAATTCCAATTAAGATTCAAGGCGGTGGTGTTATGTATGCTACAGCAAAAATTCACAAATTAGGAATTGTAGATTCTGGTGAATTCTCAGGACAAGACCCAACCAACGGTGGTAGGTTCTTTAAGGTTTATATCTATGACCTTAAATTTGAAGAGGGAATAACATCTTTGGTGGGTGCAACTAGAATTTTAATTGATGATACTGCAACACAAACAGTCATAGGTTTTGAGGAGGACGGTACTACTCCAATAGAGATTACACCCCTTGATATTACTGATTCAAAGTTGTTTAGAATTGAAGAAACTGTTATTGGTGACCCATCTACATTAGAACGAGATAAAAACAGTTTAATATTTCCGATTAATGTTGGAAACTCTGTTCAGGAATTCAATAAGTTAAAATACTCATTCAAGAGAACATTCATTCTTCCTGTCACAGGCGGTTCAGACGAGGGAGAGGGAACCTCACCAAATAATTATAAGGTATCATTAGACCTTTCGGACTCCGATGACGGAAAAGCAACATTCAAGTTCACAAATCTCCCATCTCCACAGACAGGCGTTTCGGATACTTTCATGTTGTTCAAACAAACTGGTGGTACTTATTCTGACCCACCACAAACGGATGTATTCTTTGAAGAATTCGGAAGCACAGAACTTTATGAAGATGCAACAATTCATAGCAACGGAACAAAGGAATTATCAATTGATGGTTTGGCATTAGGTGATGGTGGTGCCGGAGTTGTAAAGTATATTCTACAAGCAACAGTGGAATATGATGACACACAGGGTGTTCAGGTTCACACTGGTACTGGAATTCGAACAAAGACTTTGGTTGATGTTGTTGATGAAACACCAAGAAGAGTAGAAACAAATGATGGACGAGTGTACTATGAATTAACAAAGCATGATGGATTTGAAATTCATGGAGTCACAGGAGGAAGCACATCCGAGTCTTCGGGTGGTGTACCGGCCGGAACTCTATTCAGTTCGAATGATGATTTCATCTTTGATAATGGACAGAGAGACAATGCATATCTTAAATCTAGATTATGGGTAAAGGAAGGAAAGACTGCCGCTTACCCAATGATTACTAATAATGATGGAACAACTTCCGATACATCTGTCACGGTAAGTTATAGTCACTTCCGGCATGATGGAGGACCAGGACCATTTACAGTTGACTCATACTTGTATAGTGGATTTACATATGACAACATTCCGCTATACACCAGTAAGAATTTAAAGAGAACATATTCTCTTGCAAATGTGTTGGACTTTAGACACACAAATCCATTTGTTCCAGTAAACATATTGGACTTTGCTCGCTCTGGTTTAAGTGGTTCTGTAAATCCGATTCATCCCGTTCGAGTTCCAGTTGCAAGAGGAATTTCGTTTGGAAGTATGGATATTCAAGAAACACATTCCTATTACTTATCACGAATTGATAAAATTGCACTAAAAAATTCTTTGAATGGTGATGTATCGTTTGAAGTAATAGAAGGTAAGGATGCTCTTGTACCTAAAGCACCGCAGGATAAAGAAAATGCAATGACTCTTTATACCCTTTCGATTCCTGCATATACACATAATCCAGACGATGTTCAAATCAAGTATGTCGAAAACAAGAGATATACTATGAAAGATTTGGGTAAGGTGGAAAATCGTGTAAATGATTTAGAGTATTACACAACAATATCCTTACTAGAAAATGAAATTGATTCTAAACAAATTCCAAGCGTTGGATTGACAAGCGATTCATCATTTAAAAACGGTATTTTGGTTGATTCCTTTAAGGGACATAATGTTGGAGATGTTTCTCATATTGATTATGCATGTTCAGTTGATTATGAAAATGGACACTTGCGACCATCATTTGTACCAAACCATGTCCAACTGAAACAATCTAGTATTGGTTCGGGACTACAGGAAAGTAGTGATGGTATCATTACCTTTGCGGTTGGAAGCACAGCAGAAGTTGTCAATCAACCTTCAGCAAGCACGACTGTAACTGTAAATCCTTTTAATGTTGCAAACTGGTTAGGAACAATAGAAATACATCCAACAACAATAAACTGGTATGATACCACTGTTCGTCCAAAGGTTAAGATTAATTCCCAAGGAGAAAATGATAACTGGAAAGTTTCCACTATCAACAATCTTAGAGGTTTCGGAACACAATGGAACGATTGGAATTCTGGTTGGTATGGTATTGACTTAATTGAAGATGAAGACTTGAACGACAGAAAAGG